ATTGCATCAAAGTTAATTCTTTGAATCATGTTTTGATTTCCCGAAGCATGATTAAATAAACCAACTTCTCTTATTATATTACCATTCAAAGAACTTCCTGCAATAGAAATTTTAGCCTCTATTACATTACTAGTAGAACCACTTGTAGTAGGCGTAATATTCAATCCTAGAGGAACATCTAATGTGTCGCTTATTGGGTTAGTGGAATTTCCTCCCTGCCCAACATCGGCCTTTAGCATTAAAGTTCTGATATGTGCGGCTACTGTTTCCTGTAATTTTTCTGTTATCATAACAAATCCTCCTCTAACAAAGTAGTGAGTGTAATGCTTCCACCTGCAAAGCCAAATGTGTTGGTGTTTGTATTTAGTGTTGCCGCAAAGCCTAATTGAAAAGACCCCGTTGTTGTTCTAGTCCTAACTAGTAGAGAAATTTCCTTCAACTTGACTTTTTCTAAGAAGCCTATTGAGGAACCTTTCTCGTTGTGAGTCAAAGCCCTTAGAGCATTAGAATTGGACTGTGACTGTAATAGTAATTCTGCTAACACATCTTCTAACTTTTTAGAATATTTACCCATCTCTATAGTTACAAATCCATTAATGGGATGAGTTACATCTAAAACAATATAATTATCTAGATTTACATTTTCTTGTCTAGACTCAAACTGTATTATATCTCCTGCTCTTAGTTGTTCATGACCCGTCGGTATAACTCTGACCTTTACTTTTTTATCAAGATTTTCGTGTATTCTTAGTAATTGGCTTGCTCTATCGTCTACATCTTGTTGTGTAATTAAAGTAGAATCAACTTCCTCAAGTGTCTTTCTACCAATTTTTTGAATACTAGGTAGGTTTTTTCTATCTGCTTTATGAGAAGCACCATAGACGATAACTTGATTATAGAAATCAAAACCACTATCAATAGTTTCATAGTCCACCATTTTATCATCATTTACTAAGATATTAGTTCTAAAGATAGTATCATCTCTAGGTTTAACACTAAATGAATTTTCATTGATTATTAAGGACAAGTCTTTTCTTTCTAATATATAATTGATTGCAGAAAACAAAGAAGTCCCTGTAAATTTAGGAGCGATAAACAACGGAAATGTTGGAGAAGTGTTATCAAAAGTCAAGCCTTCTTCCTCAAATATTTCATTGATAATAGATTCTGCTTCGTCGGCTATTGTTACAGTAGAACCAATGCAAGCCCTAGTTGGCTCTATTTTTAGTTCTTCTAATGAATTAACTATGAATGTTTCTGAAAAGGAAACAATGCCATTCATTTTTTTCTTTTCTTTTATGTTTAAACCATGACTAGTAGTAGCAGTAATAGACTCAACTGTTCTTTTCATAGAGTCATCTCCGTCGCTAATATACATTTCGTGGTGTCCTGTAGGAAGCAAGGTTCTTGTGTGGCTATTACCCACTACCAAATTACCACCTCCACTCTTATTATCAACATCTATCATAACAAACATAGATAATACTCCTTCTGAACCAGAAAATGTATCATTTTCTCCTCCTTCATGGTAAAAATAATTATTATTTCTAACATTATACATATTTTCGCTATCTGCTTCTTTAGTATATTCCGGCCTTAAAGTGTTTAATTGTATTTCATCGGGGTGATTAGGAAGCAAACAATTAGCATTTGGTTGCATTACTCTATATGCTCTTTCGTCTGCTAGTTGAGAACTAGTATATAGATGAACAGAACCTACTACATTGTTACCTGACACTTGTTCGGTAACATTTGCATGATGAGCATAGACATAAATAGGGTCTGCTAAATGGCCTAAACCTAAACTTAGTCCTCCTATTGTTTCTAGTGATTGAGTTCCTGAATTTACCTCCGGAACTAAATAACACCCTGTTAAATCTACTAAGTCTAACCAAGACATAAGTTCTTCATCGGGATTGCCTAAACCTGTGGCTGTCCCTTTTCCATTGATAGGTATAGTATATTTATACAAATCACCATTAGTTGAAGTAGTCGCAGTTTCTATACCAGACCAATCGGTATGAAATAATCTTAATTTAAATCCTAAATATGCTCCATCAGCAGGACTTTCTCTATCACTATCATTAGTATAATCGTGAAGATTATTTGGGCTGTTAGGAGAAAGTTTTTGCTGATGATGATTATTAGAGTGAAGAGTTACTATTTCTCTAGGAGAACTGCTAGAAGTGGGGTCTAAAACTAGTCCACTTCTTTTAACGCTACCAGTTCCTAAAACATCAGTAGTATCTCCTATTTTAAGAGAGCCTGTCCCGCCTTCTATTGGATAAGTATTTAGCACCACCCCTAACAAACCACCATGCGGATTTCCTATATCTGCTGAACGGGAAAACATTTTAGTCATAACATAACTGCTTGACCTTGTGAAAAGCAAACTATTTGTGGCATTAAGATAAATAGTATTTGTTAGAAAAGGAAATGCTCCCCCATAAACACTAGGTAAAACTACTTCACTATCACCTGCTAAATTAATAGCGACATTATTATTATCAGCGTGAGCAGTGCTTCCCGAAGCCCCATAGTTAGTTTGTCCTGTTGGAACTTTTGGTATTATAGCCCCCTTTAATGGGTGATAAGTTCCGGCTGAACTACTACCAAAAATACTATCAATGTCTTTTCTACCATGTAATGTAGTTGAAAACGCATCGGTTCTTCTTGTAGCAGTTCTATTAGTGGTGCTATCCATGTCCGGAGTAAAAGTATTAGCGGTAGTAGTATGGTTTGTTTGTGCTGTTGATGATGTATTAGCAATAGTTCCTACAAAGTCAGTTCCCAAATAAATTTTATCTCCCGAAACTAAATCAACTGGAGAAGTAAATACAATTTCATTCAAATTTATAGTATCTATTTGCATAGGATTTCCTGCTTCATCAAAAAAAGTAAAAGTTTGGCTCTTTGAGGATATGCCAAAATTATTACCAAAAAATAATTCGTCAGTCGGCTTTTCGGGATTAATTAGATTAAAAAATTCATCATACACACATTCTGTTAGTCTCATCAAACCAAATCGTTTTAATTTAGTAATGTCGTCTTCACTAGTAAAATTTAAACTTTGAAAATTTGAATCTTGTAGAACAACATTTTGATTAGTATCAGTTTTATTAGAATTGTCTAATAAAAGTAATTTATACTCGGATAAAGTTTTCGTAGCCACATTTGAATTTTCGTGAAAGATACTATCTGTTCTTAGTGAAGAATAAGGTAATAAATCGGAAGTTATGTAAAAGAAAAGTCTAGGAAAAGAATTATCTACACTTTCAAAAGTATGCTTTCTTATGATTGTATTTCTAGCAAAATCGCTTCCTATATCTACAAAACCACCTACTCCTGCTCTTCCTTGCCTTCTAGCGTTAATTAAATTAGAACCATAAATGCTCACATGGCCTCTTTTATCGTAAGGCATTTCATCGTTTTCTCCTCTTTGGTCTATTTCTTCTATAACCATAGAAGTTTGTCTAGGTTTAAACTTATATGCAGTATGATTTAATTTAAATGGAGTTTGACGACCAACATATTTTCCAGAAAAGTTGTAATTCTGCCCGACTTGTATATTTATATTATTCACTTCTGCTCCTAATCTAAATGAATCTATGTTAATTGATTTGTAATAGGGATTACCAAACATTTTTGTGAAGTCAGCAGTAGATGTTATTTGTGCATTAAAAGGAACTATTCCATCAGTTTTGTGTTTATGATGGGGTATCGAGAATATTTTTCCTCCCCATAGATGGGCGGTGTTTAGTAGATTAACATGATTTCTGTGTCTTCTTGAAGTCTTAATTACATCTCCCGTATCAAAATCAAAAGAGTTTTCAGCAGGGGTTGAAGTTCTATCTATTACTATCTCAAAAATAGTATCGTCACTACTAGGATTACCGCTTGAAATGTGATTTGCCTTTCTTTCTAGTTTTTTCAACTGCATAACATATCCTATAAATCCTACACTTTCTTCTATATTATTGGCAAAACTGTCAGCAAAAAGCGGCTCTCCTATTTGAACACGACTACCCATACTTACTATCGTTGATGCGCTAGAAGTTACTATTCTGCCTAAATCATTACCCGTTCCTGTGTCGCTAGTGCAAACTAATCCAAAAAGATAAGTTTGTTCTATTCTTTGCTCTTTAGTCCCTTGAAAGTCAATAGACCTGCCTAGTGTAATTGGAACATAAGGTGCTAATTCTATTTGAGTAACATTATCTTTTTTAGAAGTAGAGACGATTTCAAAGTCTATTAAAGTATTAACAGTATCAAAGGTAGATTTAGTTCCCGCACCAATTTCATCCTTTAATATACATTCAAACGCACTATCTGATTTTATATTTTTAGGTGAATTTATCTCATATCCTATTGCTTTTTCGTGAGAATTAGAACTTGTATTAGGTAGTGCAGAAACCTCAGCCCCAGTAGAATCTATTGTATTACCCGCAGTAAAAATTAGTCCTTTTCCTGCTGAACCTGTTAAAGAAGTAGGAGAAGAACTAGCAAAATTTGATGAGCCTAACGATTTAGTAAACATATAGTTCTTTTCATTTTCTTTGAATATATCATCTCCTGCAAATACCGAAGAAAGTAGGCCTGTAGAAATATTAATCCTTTGTAATGAACTACTGCCCCCTCCTGAATAATTAGTTATTGAAGTAACCGTTCCTAAAAAACCTCTCTCAGTAAATATTTTTTCTCCTGCAACCAAAGTAGTATTGAAACCTGCTGATATTATACCTGTATCAATACTAGTTGCTCCAACCGCACTTGCGGCAGGAACACTACTGCCACTATTTCCTGTAATGACTTTTGTTAAAGTATTAGTAGGACTATTAGTAGAATAAATAATATCCTCACTAAATGTTGTATCTTTGTTAATAATAGGAGATAGCAATTTGTTTAGTTTGTTTCTTCCTTTTATGTCTAAAAAGGTCTGAGATTCTTCTTTAGCAGTATTTATTTGTTCTACTTCTCCCTCAAACTTAAGTGAATATACTATATATTCTCCTCTAATAAATTCTAAAGGATTAGTGTAGTAACTGTCCCCTAAATAAGAAATAGTTATCATGGATTTATTCTTATCTACTGCTGAAACCGTAGCCAGCAATCTATTTTCATTTGTCGAATTAAATAATATTTCTAAATTATCTGTCCTATTAATTAAATTCATGGTGGTTATAATTGTATTATCTGTTGGATTATATGCCCTTCTTGAAAGAACATCTCCATCAGTGGGAGTAAAACTTAATGAAGAAAATAAATTTCCTGTTTCTGTTCTCTTTTCTGCTCTAACAGTCAAAGTCTGTAAAGTTGCTGGATTAGTAAAAGAGCCAATACTAGCAACTAGCATTATTTTATCTTTTATTTTTACCTCATCTCCTACATTAAGAACTGTTCCTAAATCATATTCAGTTCTAATGTTAAAGGTATTTGCTGATGCTTCGGAAACAAAAGAGGCTTTTAGGTCTACAAAGGCATCTAAATTAGCCCTATGTAATAGATTTCTAACCTTGTATGGGTCAAAGACATTTATTTTTTTATTCATTATTCTTCCATTATCTACTATTCTGCTTTCGGAAAAACTACCTTGATTGATTGAATCTCTAGTTTCATTATCTATCACAGCCGTTATAAAATTACATTTTTCCGGAGAGTGATTATAATGTAAATATCTAGTTTGTCCTAAAGTATCTCTCGTTGTAATAGAATTGTCACTACTTCTTCTAGCATTAATGTAACAATCTTTATACACATTATAATCAAGAGACACCGTTCCTCCTTCATTAGAAGTTGTGTTTCCACCTGCTCCAATATCTAATGTTCTAAGTTTATCAGTCATACTAACAACTAAGGAATATTTACTGTAATCAATTATTCTTTTACCAAAATCCGAAACAGTCCTAAAAGTAATACCATCCGAAGCGTCTTGTGCTATCGTTACTGTAGTAGAAATGCCCGTTCTTCCTAAAGCGTAATACTTAGTATTATGGTCTAATTCATTATCTTTGTCTAATCTATCATTAAAGAAATAAAATAAAGGTCTAGCACAAACCAAATTATCTTTTAAATTAGCACTAGAAGCCTCTTGTTTTAAGCCAACCGATAAAGCAACAATTTTATTGTTAGTATCATTTATTCCTGTAATGATTCTATATTTTGTTTCCTTTGGTATTTCACTTCCTAGTTTTGGTTCAAATTCAAAGGCATCGCAGGTGCTAGTTCCATTACCGTCGTCTTCTACAATTAGGTTAGTTATTTTAGCAAAGTGGTGTTTCTTATCATCATCGGAATGAATTAATACAAAGTAATCTACTGTATCAAAATTATTAAATGTTAAAGTAGATTCACTTTTTATTCTAAAGCCCTTTGTCGTAATCTTGTTGCTTTGTTCCCCACCTATTGTCATACTAGTGCTAAGGCTATCATCTGTCATAACAATAACAGAAACAAAATGGCCATCTGTAACACTACCAGTTTCTTGAAACTTTACATTAGTAGGCGCATCATCCTTTGCCGAAGTTGGGTCTGTTTCGAAGGCCATTATTCATCAACCTCCTCAAATCTAAGATACACCAAAGCATCACTATAAGTTGGAGTAAGATTAGTTAAAGTAGAAAACACATCCTTTCTTTTGTTTACTATCGACAACTCATGAAACTCTCCCATAAATTGTTTATTTGTGCTTGCTGAACCTGCTCCTGTATTTCCTTGACCATTAGCCCCTAAGAATAAATCCTCTCTAGCAAATATAAAATCTCCACTATCTTGATGAGTTTCTTGTAATATCCTAGACCCATTAAGGTATATTGAGACTTCTCTACTAGTATTATCAAATGAACAGGCTATATGAAATGAGTTATTTACATAAGCAGGGTCAGCCCGCCCCTTGACAAATACCTCACATCCGGCATTTATTATCGCTTGATTCTCCGAAGAAATACTATTATTAGGAAAGTTTAGCCTAGTCGTGCCTTTAGCAACGACAAATCCTATGTTTATGTATTGTGAATTTTGTCTTATGAATATGTCTGTTTTACCAAAACTAGCAAGAGGAACTTCTGTATTATCAAGACTGGAAAACTGTATTTCTTGAGTTCCTCCAAAACCCAAAGCAGGGTCGCTAGTTCCACTAGCCGCAATAGAAGTAGCATCACCAATCTTAATAAATTCAGTTCTGCCATTTACTAACCCAGTTAAATCGTCATCACTAGAATATTTAACAAAAGAAGAACGATTTGGTTCTATAACAACAGGGCTAGTAAATGTCCTAACTGCATTACTTCCTATTTTTATCTTAGCCATAATTTTGTATCTAGCAGGATTGTTTCTAGTTCTACCTGTCATGGCGTTAGGGTGTGTTCCGGTAACTTCTGAATTCAACGCTTCGTTTACTAGAAATAAAGAAAAATTAGTGCTGTGAAAAATAGCCATTTCATGAGTATCTCTTTCTGTTTTATCTAGATATGTCTCTCCTTGTAAAACAGCATCATTAGTTTCAGTAACTAAATGAGCCGGAAATATTTTCTTAGAAGTCAGTCTATTAGGAACTGCCGCTTGACCACTAACAGTAGTTCCTGCCCCCATTATATCATATGGTGTGACTACTGCTTCTATTGTAAATGAACCAGTATGCGCCCATATTCCATAAGTAATATCATCGGTAGTATCACTAGAAGTTCCCGCATCGGGTATATTCTCGGCATAGTCAATAGTAGCAAAACCATTACACATTACAGGAAATACTAGACTTCTTTGTTTTCCTACAAATATATTATACATTTATTCACCTCAAGGTAATACATCTGCTATGGTAAATTCCATGTTAAATTCAATTTCTACTGTTTCAGCCGCAAAACTAAATCCAAAACTAGAAACAAAGCCCTTCAATCCTGTGCTTGTTACTGAACTAGGAAAAGTATTATTAGCCAAAAAAGCACCTTCGTTGTCTAATTTTTCTTGCGCTGTGCTTCCTCCTCCGTCTCCCCTAGCCTTGAAAGTGAAGGGTATTTGAACCGTATCTGTTCTTTGATTATAGTTTTTATCGACCTTAGAATCCATTAAGATAGTTATCTCTTGAAAGGATTGATACTCATTTATTCCTGTGGCATCTACACCCGAAGCGATTAACTGTGCTATTTCTTGTGCAGTGAAATTTAAACTTTTTATGGCAGAATCTTCGTTATTAGGGTCTACTCTAGTGTGGCTTCTTTTAAGAACAGCATCTACTATATAACCAGTCAATTGTAATCTTCTTTCTGCTTTACCAGTATCAAGAGCAACTGTTCTAGCCTGACCAAAACCCACTCCCGCAAAAGGAATAGTAAAGTTAGGTATATTTTTATCTACACTAAAAGAGGCAGAGGTAACTTTTAAAGGAATAGTATCTACCGTTAAATCACTACCGCTAAATTTCTGTAATTTCAAATAAACATAGTCTGTCATCTAATCACCTCATATCAAATTTCTAAAAGAAGAACGCCTATTTATTTTAGTGCTAACCATTCTACCTATCTCATCAGCCATTCTTCTCATCTCTTCTTTAGAGGTATCTTTAGCATTGATGGTTATATTAAAATTATTTACAGTAGAACCCATCATCTGCTTAGATTGATTATTAGTATAAACTCTAGAACCCGCAGGTAATTTAACTAATTCCGGCCCTCTTTCTCCAACAAGAGTTGTTTCTCCTAGTCCCACTATTCCTCCTCTTGCTTTTTCTTTTATGCCTAAGAATTCGCCTACTTTACTTAACCCACTACTAACCCTATCCTTTATTCCTTTTAGAATCTTAACCTGCAACACAGCATCTTTAAGTTTCTCAACGGTTTCCTTAACACCATCCTTAACTATATCTTTGAAGAATTTATACGCTACAAATCCTAACAAAGCCACTAACCAAACCTTTGCTCCCAATATGAAAGCAGCCACCATTACAATAGCCCCTGCCGCTACTGCTAGTTTTCCCTTTGTTGATAGGGCTTTGAATTTCTCTCCCAAAGTAACAAGCAATCCGCCTATTATTCCTAGAGCAAAAGTAATTATTGTTCCACCAAAGGTAATTAACAATCCAGCCGCTAATTGTAGTAGTCCCCAAGTTAGGGTAACTAAACTATTAACAAAATCAGTAATGCTACCATCTCCGAAAACCACATTCCAAAGTCCTTGTAGTCCTTCCCAAATAGTAAGAACGGCAGGTAATATCATACTAAGACCGAACAAGAACACCGTTTTAGCGGCTTCAAAGGCTTTCATTATAGTTGGGCCAATTAGTTTTAATGTTATGAATAAAATCGCAATGAAGGCTAAGAAACCTAAGAAGAACATACCTACTCTTTTAGCAATCATTCCTATATTAAAACTAATAGATTTTATTCTCTTTAGTGGTTTATAGGTTTTAAATCTCAACTCCATTTTCTTTCTTGCTTTTGCTAGATAACTTAATGGTTCACCCTGTTCATCTGTAGCACTATCAATTAACTTTAACTGTTTCTTAACTGCTTCATTTTGGCCTCTTGTTAATCCCTTTAACATAGCCCCAAATGACCTTCCTATAGGGTCTGCCTTTCCTTTTATTTTAAACGCTTCATCGGCAGTTATTCCTTTTCTAGTCCCTTCTCTTGTTATTTTTCCTACTTTATTTTCTGATAACGCAAGTTCTTTTTGTGCTTCTTTTATTCTTTTTTGTAGTTTTAAAATCTCTTTACGCTTTTCTTTTCCGGCTGGCATCGAGTCTAATTTTTTATCTCTGTCTAGTTTTAATTGTTCTACCTTCTTTTCAGCATCCATTCTATCTTTCAAGGCGGTTCTTAAGTTCTTAGTTTGCTCCTTTATGAGTTTCTTATGGTCTTTTCTTTCTTCCATTCTATTTAGTCTTTCAGTGACTTGAACCTCGTAAAGAGATTTAATTCTGTTCTTTAGTTTTTTAGCCTCTATCTGTTCATTTAATTCTGTTTCATATTCTGCTTGAGTTTTTCCTAGTTCTCTTAATTTATCATAGTATAGTAACTTATTATTAAGAATCTCCGAATCCATATTTTCAGCGAGACTAGATAGATAACTGATATTAGATTTTATTCCCATAAATATTTTTGGAATAAATTTCTTTATTGATTGAGTTCCTGTTTTTCCTTCTAGTTTTTCTTTAAATGTTTCTGGAGTAGCATCACTTCCTATGTTCTGCCTTCCTAGCATAAATCCAGCATTTGTTATTAAACTATTTTTCTGTTGTAATTTTCCTTCTTGTTTTAGGCTTTTCATAGTAGACTTATGAAGATTTTTTTGTAGTCTATGTTTTTTAGAAATTAATTTTATATTTTCAGTAAAAAATCCGAGTATTCTTTTTTGACCTTTAAACTGGAATTTATACAATCCCAATGTCGCTTTTATTGCTTTTTGTGCTTTACTCTCAGTTTTTTCTACTTCTTTTCCTGTCTTTTGAGTTAAGTCTCTAAGCATTCTAAGACTGCTACCTGCTAATTGTAGAGAGAACCCTATTTTACTTATAGCCCTGAAACCACCCGGAATAAACCCAAAAACAGCCCTTCTTATTTTACCCGCTTCAAATCCGAGTATTCTAATTTCTTCTCTACTAGAAGTTAAAAATTCTGCAAAGTATTCAAGAATACTCCCGCCCTGTTTCTTATACTCTAGTATTGATTTAGCACTAAATAGTTCAAATTTTTTAGGTCTAGCATTTTTACTCAACGCCTTTAGAGTATTGTTAAATATAGTAGTCCTTTTGTTAGCCCTAGTAATTGCCACCCCAAGATGAGTTACTTCGTGTCCAAATTCATTTGTATTTTTACTGCTTTCCTCAACAGTTTTATTGTTCTCTTTAAGGTTCTTATCAAATTTTTCAATTCGCTTATCCAATTTTTTAAATGTTTTATCGAATGCTGTTTCAGTTTTTTTCAGGTGTTCTTGTAAAGTAGCCATAGTTCCACTAATATTTTCTATTAGTTCGGGCAAACCCGCTAAACCTAATTTGTTTAAATTAGCCTTTGCTTGTGCGCCCTTCATAGCCTTTACTCTACTCAATTAATCACACTACCTATACCTTCATTTTCTTTTGAGCCTTCTCTATCTCTTCTGCTTCAAGTTCCTTAACCGTTTGATGTATAAATAACATTTCCTTAACTAAACTAACTGGCATTCTATAAACTTCTAAAGGGCTTATAGAAAAAGCCGTCGCTAAAGTATATACTACTAACTTCGGTGCAAAGTGAGGAGGGCATTCTCCTGTTCTAACTGCCTTCCTCATCATTCGTTTTTTTCTTCATCACCACTATCGGACAAAGGATTTGGCAAGATTTCTTTAATTTGGTCGCCAATATAAGGAGTTAATTTTAGAATATCAATTGCCGAAAGTTTAGGTTCAGTCTTAACAATAAAGTTCTCAACCATATATTTGAACATGCCATTAAGGTCAATATCCATATTTTGAGTTCGAGCATCAATCTTCATCAAAGTATTAACTGCTCTATCAACTTCTATCCAAGTAGGTTCTTTTACCCATACTTTCAGATATTCTTCTATTTCGGGTGCTACTTTAATGTAATGTAGCGTAGGCTCTTGTGCCGCAAACAGCACACTCTTATCACTTATTATTTTCTTTTCAGTCATATTATCCACCTTCAAAACCAACAAACAAACAAACGGTGTTGGTGGAATGTAACTTATTCAGACTTTGGTTCTTCTTTTTTCTCCTCAGTCTTTTTAGTTGTAGCCTTCTTAGGCTTAGATTTAGCCGCAGTCATTTCTGCTTTTTGATTCTTTATCATTATCATTTTTTCTTGTCTTGTAACCAAATAATCACCCCTGCAAAACCCAATGTGTTTTAACTGTGCAAAGTGTTAGATTTCTAGGCATTACTGTTGCTTCTACTGCAATTGGCCCTTTATCATCTGCAATTGGAAAATTGTTAGTATTTACAAAATAATCAGTAAAGTTTAGAGTAATCGCCTCTCCGTTAGGTTTGGTGAAAACTAACTCAATAGTTTGCGTTGTGTTTTCTGTATCATCTCTAAGTGCTTTGTATAGAGCATTGTTGGTAACATGGCCAGTAAATGAAATCTCATATGTTCTTTGTGCGGGTAAAGATTCTTGAACTTCCTTACTTCCCACTCCTAAGAATCTTCTTTCTGCGAGGTTATTATTCATGGTCAAAGTTAAGGTGTTAATCTTTAGGAAGTTTTCACCTAGAACTTTGAAAGTTCCATCAGAAAAGAAGAAAGGTTCTCTAAACTCTTGAGCCGCATTTGCCCCAGTAGATTCTCCTTCATAATTGAAGAAGTCTGCTTCGTTACTTACACCTCTTCTAGCATCATACTGTTCTGTTTCTTTTGGACTGTGAACATTTCTAGGATTTAGGCTCAAAGTCATCTTAACTTCTTCATTCTCATTTGCAGTCATTGTTAGAGTATTAACTCTATTTCCTCTAGCAATTTGAACAAAAGAGTTATCTTCATCTTCTGTTACAGTAAATGTTAAACTTGAACCAGTAGCAGTAGCGGCAGTAGTTAATAGTGCCTTAGTGCCACTAACAATCTGTGCAATTTTAGTATGAGCAGGAATGCCTGTTCCGCTAATCAACTGACCAACTTGTAATTTTGCAGAGTCAGCATTGTCTGTATAAGTAATTGTAGTGCTTCCTGAAGTAGTAGCCCCTCCCGCTAGGTCAAAAGTAGTAACATCTGTTCTAAATGGTGTAGTTGCCGCTAATTTACTATCACTTCTTTCAATGGTAAAGGAAGGTAAATTGTCTGTATCTGCTTCTTGAAATGTATATGTAATAGCGTTTGTTATTTGTCCATCTGTATTAATTGTTGGCCTTACCAAAGAATCCATATTAGCAATATTGGCAACTGCGTTATCTGCTAAAGGCGGGCAAATATCTTGACCTATTGTTCTGTAAAAGAATGGCCCAGTATCAACAAATCCACCAATATCTTTACCTGTTCCAACAGGAACATTAGCACCTGCTGAATCTAATCCTTCAATCATAATAGCATTCGCATCGTTTGAATCTGCTGTAAATCTATCATCGGGTGAATTGTCTGTTGCCAATAAGTCGGCAGTAGAACAATTGATATTAGTGCATCTCCCTAAGAAATAATATAGCCAAGCACCATGATTTGCTACAAGATTTAAATCACCGTTTCCAAAGTTAGTAATTCCCTTGTATTGATAAGTAAAGTTTCTAGTTCCGCCTAGAGAAATGTTTGTCTGCTTAAAGTCCGGCTCTACTGTTGGGAAAGTAGCGGATTCTAAAACTCCTAACCATTGGTCTGATAGTAGTCTTTTAGCAGTAGAAGTTGTTGCCGGAACAGGTGCGCCATATGCTCTAATTATAAAATAATCATCTTGATGGGGAGTAACAGTATCGGTAATAGTTACAGTATCAGCAGTATTAGATTTTATTCTATGAGTAGATATTAGACCATCAGCAGTATATCTTTCCAATAAACACCCCGCATACAAATCCTCTAACAAAGAAAAATTGCTAGTAAATCCGGATGATGCCTTTATTTGATTAGTCGTAACTGACCCGTTAGTTGGAAAGGCAGAACTTCCTCCTGCTTGCACCCCAACTCCCAAATATAAATCACATTCGGGTATAAATGTTAAACTCGTTCCTGCTCCTAAAAATATATCTTGATTCAATGCCATAATAACCTACTCTTTTAAACTTACATACTAAGACGGGATGGTTAGTCCAAATCTCTTTACCTCAAGCGATACTTTATATCCATATAATCTTTTTCCTCTATCATTACTTTCGGTTCTAGAACCTAAGAACAATTGATGAATTTTTGAGCCATCACTTGCGGTAAATCCTCTTCTATTATCTTCTATTACTTTTCTTAAGATAGCGTATAAATCTCTTAATCTATCTCTTCCATAATTTAAATTATTATTTGCCCTTTCGTCATGTATAACTCTAAGGTGCAAAGTAAAAGAATAAGTTTCATTTCTAATATCATAATGAATTGTTGGATAGGTTATGTTTTGAGAATCTTCAAAGACCAATATAGTCGCCCCACCACCGCTATTACTCATATCATATCTGCTTCCTTTATTTGGCTGTAGTGTTCTAACATCAATAACAGTGGGAGTAACTATAGTTCCATCTAAAGATAAAGCGTCTCTAGCCCTACTCCATCGAGAAGAACTTTGTCCTGCATCAGTTCCAGTTAGTAATTCTACGATAATACTGACTTCATCCATGCTTCTACCTCCTCTTTAATTGAATTATTTACTTTTTTAAGTATCTCTTCTTGTGCAAATTTGATAACTTCTTCATCACTAAAACTAATGTCTATCCCTAATTGCTCGGATAATTGTTGAGTTGCTAGTTGTCTTTCTTTCTGTATTCGCACTAGTTCATTTATTTCCTTCATGCTAATATAGAATGCCATAATAATCAGTCCAAGAAATAAACTAAGTCCTTTTTTCCATTAAGAGTTTCCATAGCCTCTTTTCTAAGAATATCATATTTTTCTTTTGTAGAAATATTAGCCCCTGTTTCCGCCACTAGTATGCTTTGGTCATCGTGCCTTAGTATTTCAGCCGCTACTAATTTAGTTGTGGCTTCGTGTATTTGAGCAGGGACTCTTCCCTCTCCTGCTTCATATGTTACTACAATAGAGTTCTTACTGTGGAAAGGATATTCCTGCATAAAGAATATTCTTCCTTCATCTGCAATAGTCCAAAAATCACCGAGCCTTCTAACATCTTCCTTATCTGTAAATCTAGATACTGAACATACAGTAGGAATATCTTGATTAGTTGAAATAAAGTTTAGTGTGTTTGTTCCGGCAGTTATTCCTGAACCACTATCTAAAACAACAGTAGTTGAATCTGTAATAGAACTAATTGTTTTAGTTCCTGTTATTCCCGTTCCGCTAACAACCATACCAACTGCTAATTTAGAAGAATCCTCAACAGTAAGATTGGCAGAAGATAAAGAAGTAGTGCAAGTTTGTTGAGTTGTTATTTCTACTACACAATCAGAGCCATCATCTCCTGCTAATAAAGAAGAAATTAGAATATTACTTCCGCTACTTTTATCCTTTGAAGCATAGAAAAAGTCTGAAATAGATAGTTGATTGGTTGTATCTAGTAGTGACTTATGATTTCTAGCCTTCGTGAAAGATTGAGTTTTACTAGGCTTTTCTTCATTAATTAGAGAAATAAGTTCATTAACAGTAGTCTTTATTCCAAACGCATTGTTAAATTCGCTGTCTAATAATCTTGGAGAAGAAGTTGTAACTATTTTATTTGATGATTCCAAATTAAAAGAATAGGTGCTATTTGGTGTTTTAAGGGTTATTATTTTTATTTCTGTATGATTTTCTAATAGTCTTATTTGCGCTTGAGCCGAAGCAAGTTCCTCATATTGACTACCCTGCCAAACTTGTAATGATACAATCTTTCTAACCTTTAATTTTGGTAGTTGTATAAATCCAACATAACCACCGTAATAAGTGTTCATTGGTAAGTTTTTAAATTGAAAATCATGAAATTCATCTCTAGTAATTATAGGGCGATATGAACGCTTGGTTGTTTCATCAACTGTTCCTTCTATTCTTTTTATTATCTTACCTACTTGCGCTCTAGTAGGATAAGTTGTATCGGTAAAATGTGCTATTTGTAACATATCTGCAACGGAAGCAAAGTCTGTGTAAAATCCTACTCCTTTGTCATATGCCCCAGTAAAAAATCCTAATGCTATTGTATAGGTAGCAACCCCGTTTACATTCTCATCAAAAGAATAGTCGCTTGGAAATCCAGTAGTCCCCATCAATACCCCTCAGTTACTTCTCTAATATCTATTATTCTATTACCTAGTTTGTCTAGATATTTTCTCATGAGTTTGTTTTGTCCTCTATTTCTAATGGGACTTAAGTTATAAGCAACATACTTCTTAAGATAGACGGTGTATAATACCTTAGCATCTACTTCATTATCTACCATTTTTGGCTTACCCTCTTTATCTTTTTCACCGCTATCTACTTGCATCTCATTGGCTGTGAATGCCGTTGCTTGGTATTTAGGCTTTCCAAATTCACTACCTTCTATTATTCTAGAATCTTCTACAACCGCAGTTTCGGAAACTAAAGGAAGAAGAACATATATTTGAGCCGCTTGCTTATTAGTTTCATAGAGTTTAATCCATCTCTTAGTAGACATTTTTTTCTCTACGCTAATATCATCTAAATCTTCTTTTCTTAGTTCAGGTTTTTTTCCGTAGGTTATATCATACTCTCCTAGTTTTCCTGCACCGCCTTCGGATATATCGGGAAATGGGTTTTTCATTCCTCCACCAACACCAACTTCGAGAACCCTAAACACCTGTCCCGCAGTTCGGTCATCTAAAGTTCCAGTTAATAATTTATAATACAACTCTGCCCTTTCTTCTTCGGTAAAACCCAAATCAGCATATTTACCCATATCAGTTTGTTTAACATAATCTTTTCTATAAAACTTATAATCAGAAAAAGCCTCCCCATACTTTTCTTGCACTACTCTAAAGTCTCCTTGTTCTATTTGTTTTGCTTCTGCTTCTGTAATAGGTTCTTCTCTTCTATCTATATAGGCATACTTAAGTCTCTCCTGCCCTTGAAAATCTGAATCAAAGAGAGCCTTATTTTTGAACTTATTATTACCCTCTTCTTTTAGCATTTCAAATTTCTCATCAAAAAAACTGTGAACCGTTAATTTTATTTTTTTGTTGCCGAAACCAAACTCATTATATGCTTTTTCTGCTTTTTTGTAGACAGGACTATCACTAAAAATTAATAGATATTTATTTCCATCTACTTCTATTTCAGTTGTAGCGGCTCTTAGTTCATTGTATTGAGCGACTACTTTTTGTCTATCTTGATTTAACTTATCCGATAACTTTTTTCTAGCAGTTCTTTTTTGTTCTGTATCTTCGCCTCTTTTATATTTAATATTCTCCGGTGGCCTATATTCTTTCATGGGTATTAGAGGATATTCTTCTTCGGCAGTAACATCAAAGTTAGGATTAATAGCAAAGGCTTTCGGTATTCTATATTTCATGGCAGTAAATTTACTATACTTATCTTTTACTTTATCATCATCATCTGGTATCGTATCTGCCACTCTTTCACTTAGCATTTTAGTGTCCTTTTCTTCTCTTGCTAAAGAAACTTCTATCATTAATTGATATAACAGCCCTTCTTGAACCATAGCCTCATAATATTCATCCTTTCCCCCGATATTTTCTTCAAACCAACTAGCAAGTTTATCATTTAAATCATCTATAAATTTATAATCAAATTGTAAGCCGTCTTTAAATTGGGTTATCTCATCGCCATTTTTATCTGTCGCATCCTCTAAATATTTATCCATAGAAGAAAACTTGATTGCATTTGGAATACCCTCTTCATCTATGGCACTATCAATTAATACCTTTCCTTTTTTCGGTATCATAGTAACTTCTGCACCCGTATATTCAATAATTAAATCCTGTGCTTTAATAGTAAATAATTCCATTTCATCATCTGAAGGGAAAGTTAAGACAGAGTGAGCATTTTTATTTCCTCTATTGTTACTCTTTGAGAAACTTAGGTTGTTTACTCCTGTTATTGATTTAGCCGTTTTAAATCGTATTTCTGTCTCTATTTCTAGAGTGGGTAATTCATCATCCGTAGTTACATCTAGTGCCTTAAACTTCCCAATAATTTGTTCTCTTATTGTTTCCGATACTCCTGCAATATCGCTAACAACAGTTCCACTTAATTGAGCAACTAGGTTTTTATTAAACTCCTCACTACCCTCTACTATATTTTTTAGTGTAGCCCTGTCTAACATCTCCTTATCTTTGTCTTTTCTTTTTTCAGGCCTTCTTCTTAAGAAACTACTCATAGCCTCTCTATTATCATCTAAATATGGCTTAAGAGGTTTATCTAAAGTATCTTCTAGCATTGATTCTATTTCTTTTATCAATGGATTAGGGTCAATATCTTTGGCTTCTAAATCATATAATGAATCTTTTATTCTTCTTACAAAGCCATCTTCGCCTGTTGCCCTGCCTATTAGATATTTTTCTATTTCATCTAATAAAAAATTTCTAGCGGCAGGTAGTTTCCTATCTGCTCCATCATAAACAAAGGAAACCATTTAACCAACTCACATTAACCATTTAGCCCAAGCCGCACCTTTCTGTATTGCACTACCTAAACCTAAACCGCTTTGTGGTGGTTCATAACTCATTTGTCCTTGAGCGTCTATCCAGTATGGTCTACCATAACCGTCTGTTCCGCTAGGAGGAATAGGATAACCACTACCATTATTCATAGCACCCTGCACTTGTTGGTATTGTTGAGTTTGTCCTGTTATTCCTGCTATTGCCATACCTGCCGTTGGTTGTGTTGGCATTTGACCTCCTCCACTAAATCCTTGTGATTCTAAGTATTGTTGTTTTGCTAGTTTTCTTTGATTAACTACCTCTGTGTTAATAGCAGAATTTAAAAGTTTTTGAATGTCTAAATCTATATTTTCTTGAGTAATCTTTTCGTATTCTCTAAGTGAATCAGCATTCACAATAATATTACTACCATTAGAAGTAAGTTTTAATTTTGCTAACATTTGACTAACTACTCTTTCTATAACATCTTCCATCATTTGTTCTAAAGCCGTCAAAAACTGTTCTCCGTGATATTGGAAAAATTCTTCTACATGATTATCTTGTAAAGAAAGTAAGTTGTTCATTGACTTGAAGTTATTTTGCTGACCTTGTTGAACAGCCCCTAAAACTGTGCCATTACTTGTTCCTAGTATTCCCATATCTATTCCTCCACGACTTCTTCACTAATTTCTTCTTTTGCCTTTTTAATATCATCAACTTTAACTTGTTTATTTATCATTAAATAATTTAATCTATCTGTTAGTATATTTATTTCTCCAATTATCTCTACGGCTTCATTAGTCGCTGACCTGTTATCTCCTAAAGTTGGTGGCTTTATTAAATAACCGTTTGCGGTTAGTGCTACAATATCATCTTTTGTTAGATTAGATACTGGGCCACTTTTTAAAATCTTAGGCATTCTAGGTTTAAATGCTTTAAAGTCTAAGCCGTGTTTATCTGCTAGTATTTGTTGCTGTAACATTTCCAACTGCATATACATTGAAGCATGTTTAGGACAGTAAGTTCCCATTAATGGCCTACCCTTTGTTACTTTATCTAGAGGAATAGGTGGCCTAAGATAGTCCCCTGCTTCCCAAATGTGGTGCATTCCACATACAACGCATCTATCTTTAAGATTAAATTTCTTACCATATTTTAGAAATAGAAATTTCTTGGGTTCTGCTTTTAGAACGGTAGTTAATTCTGCTAATTGCTTTTTAGGTTTGATAGCCATAAAGTGATATTCTGTCACTGCTCCACTTGCTCTAGCCTGTTTAATAGGCGATAGACCTAAATTCATATTATTCGTTTGTGCTAATATCTGCTGATTTTGATACATCTTTTATTCCTCAATAATCCTTTATCATAGTAGTTATTCCTTTATACACCATTTCGGGGTCTGATTTTGCTGATACTATATATTTATAACAAGGTATTCCTTTATCGTTAAGTTGTCTCATTCCATAAGAGAACGGTTCGAATATCTCATGTTTATCTATGGGCTTTTCACTTTTATATTTATCTCCCCAAATGTCATATTTATTAGCCCAAATACCAACTGCCATAGGATAATCCGAATCTTTTTTCTTTCTACCAGTAGGCCAACGGCTAGCAACAATAGTATCTACTAAAAATTTCCACGCTACTTGGTGGTCTAAATTTGATGGGTTATCTAAGTGTCTATGGTCTATCATAAATATAACATACTTTACTCTACGGGTTTGCATGTCTTTTACCCATTCTTTCCAATAAATCGCCTCTCCTCCAATATCAGCACTTTTTATTGTATGAGAGTCCCCATCTAATTTTATTGTTTTTCTAGAAGCCCTGTGTAAACCTACTGTTCTTTCATTTATCTGAGGAACTTCTCCTCTAGTTCTTAATTGATAACTTAAGGTTGTTTTACCTACCATTGTAGCACCATAGACACCAAAGTTAATTGCATGGATTCTTTTGTAAAAACCTATTATTGCCTCACCTACTAATATGGCAAAGCCTGTCATTATTGACATATTAATGCCCCCATATATCCTTAGCCCTCTCTATAATCCAACCCATTATATTAATGTCAAAGACTCCCATTATATTACCAATTAAGAACATGGATAAAGTAGAGAAACCTCCCCAAAACCATGCTCTCATTTTCAAAAAGAAAATATCTGCTGAATGCGCTCTAGATTGATTATAAGCATAGTCGGAGTCGGAGAATCCCATCAAGTCACTAAGAACCATCTAGCCACCCTCATTGAAGGACTGCTAAAAATTCATTACCAACGGTGTTATCATCCGTTTCTGCTTGGGTTGTATAAGGTAAACTAGTGTTATATTGTTTTGCACTTTCTACCATCTTTCTTCTCTGTTGGTCATCCCTAGCCCTTCTTTCCCAAAACGCAGAAATCTTTCTATCTAGTAGCCAAATTTCTATCTTATCATTTAGGGCTAAGTCAAACAAAGCCTTCATAACCATTATTGCTCCTATTGTTCCAAGACCGAATAAGACAGAATGTGCTAATGCTCCATAAGGAAAACCTGTTCCTATTTCAGCATAAGCATAGACATTTGCCCCACTAACTGCTCCAACAAAAAGTATAGTCATTATTAATCTAGTATCTTGATTTAAAACTGCCATTGTAAAACCTCATGAGAATTCAATAGAGCATGCTACTGCCCCGCTTACTTCTTCGAAAAATAATCCATCATCACAAAGAACCGAGTGCATATCAAACTCTATTGTTTGCCCTGAAGATAATTTTAATCTTGCTATTTCTTTTCCGGAATTACTAGTTCCATCAAATACTTTTATTTCTGCTGTGCTTCCACCGACTTCACAAGCATGAATAGAAACTAGTCTACAACTACCAGTAAAGACAATTGCATCTGCCGTTAATACTCCGCTTGTTCTACAACCACCACTAGGCATAATATCTCCTCAAACAGCGTTAGTTACAATACCTATTATAACTTTCCTAAGCCAATCTACTCTTTCTTTGGAGTTTTTGCCTTAGTAGTTTTAGGTTTTGTTGTCTTTGGTTTTGTAACTTTAGCCTTCTTCGGTATTAGCAAATCTACTAAGTCTTGATGAGTTTTTATTTCTTTTTTTGTTTCGGTAGAGGCCAATTTTAATTTGGCCTTGTCTAACTCAAGAATATCTTTTTCATCTTCCTTAGTAAATTCAAACATAAAGTCAGGATGACCTAGCATAGATATAGCAATTCTTAGAGGAAACTCAACGGGTGTATCTTTGGTTATCAATACACCCGCTAAGTTTTTTTTCTCTATTTTTGCCCCATCTGTTATTCTAACAGTTGGCATTTAAAGACCTCACAGGTTGCCCCAAACTCTTAGCCTAACAGAACCACCATTAGCATCGTTAGCCAATGTATTGTTTGTTCCATCTAATGCTGTAAACATTAGAGCAATTGAACTTAGAGATTCATAATCTCCTGTTGCGGAACATTCAATTTGTGGTTGAATTGCATTAGCATTATCATGGCCTGTTATAGTTGCACAAGTTATAGTAGATAGTCCAAATTCACTAGCAGGAATAACCGAACCAGTTGCTACAACTTTAGTTAAATCAACAAGTGCATCAACTACATACTCATCACCGACTGCTCTAGGATTAGTATATCCCTTATGGTCTGCTAAAACTGTAACTGTAAATTCTAGTGCCAATTAAATCACCTCAGACTAGGTTTGTAATCTTGCCTTGTCCTCTAAAGTATGAACAACCAGTTTCACCAATAGTTCGGTAAAGTGCTTGGTTTCCTAGAGTTCCAACACCGAATGGGTTTCCGTTACTAATACCATCTTCAAAGTATTGAGTTGGTTTCATAACTGATAACCATAGATGGTCAGTATCTAGAATCAACATATCAGAAAGTCCAGTAGATAGAGAGTGGTGCTTTGTTGATGGCATAGCCGCAACAGGAATTAGTGGGATATCGTAATAAGTAGAAACTCTAAATCCAACTTCTTGACCCTTTACACCACGAACACCGTTTACAGTTGGCACAATTTCTTTACCATCCATGAATCTTTCTTGTGCTTGTAGTAAATCGCTCAATGTCTGTAGAGTATCATATCCAGTTAGTATAACCTTCGGAGAACCACCGTTTTGTCGAATTTCTCTTAGAGTTTGGTTAATCAAACTTAGAGTCAAAGCCCTTTGACCACTTGCTGAGTAGGTTCCGTCATTTACAACTGCATTCATGAAAGAGGAGTTTGTTCCTGCTCTATCGCTGTTACCGAATAGAGTAGAAGTTTCTGCCTTTCCATTTGTCAAATCAGTATCGTCAAATGTTCCATTCTTAATCAAATCGTTTGCTTTCATGTTTTGTAGTTCTGCGTTGCTTGAAACAATCTTTAGTAGAGAAGTATAATTTCTCTCAATTGTTCCAACACTAGAAGAAATACCACCATCAAAGTCATATGCTTCTAGAGGCATAACTAGCATTTGGTTTTGAACTTCAGCGTGATGCTTACCCATATCTTCACGCATTTGCGCTCTAATATCTCCAATACCATCATCAATTTGTGCCATTTCCATAGCAAGTTCAGAGAACTCGAATTGATGAGCGATAATCTTTGGGCTTGTAAATAGTGTAGAATACTTTGGTGCAATAGAAAACAATCCATCAGCATTAGTTCCTAGTTTAGCATTCTCCGGAACACCACCAATCAAATCTGCTCTAAGTGAACTTGCCCCAATAAGTGCATCAGAGTTTGATGCTGTAGAATCAAGGTCAATAGATAGTGAATTTCCACTACCACCAGCAGGTCTTTCTACCAATACTCTCCAACCGCTTGAAACATAAGGCCTCTTTGAAATAACAGAAAGTGCGTTGCATTCTCTGTTTAGCATTGACCAAACTTTTTGGCCAAACACTCTATTATACAAAGCGGAAACATCACCAATAGTTCCAGTTCCGCTTCCTACTCCTAGTGTGGTATCGTGACCACTATGTAGTGCTTGAACTGCACCACTTTGCTTTAGCAATTGACCGCTAATTCCCGATATTCCATATGTTTGTCTCTCTAAATCTGCTATTGTATTAATATATCCTGTCATCTTAATAACCTCCTACCATTTTGTGAATGTCTGACCAATCCATTTCAGCCAAATCATCCATACTTGGGAGTTCTGCCACAGCCGCTTCTTGTGCCTTTAGTATAGTTTCTTTCTCAGCAGTCAAAGACTTTCTTAGTTGAGTAAATTCATCCTTAAGGGATTTAATTTCTGCTTGAGCATCGTATTGTGACTTTGCCAAAATATTTTCTCTATTTGCCTTTTCTGCATGGAATCTTGCACTAAATTGCTTTTCTAGGTTATCTAGAGCAATCTTTTCTAGTTGCTCTTGTCGGAAAGACTCGTATGCCTTCTCGATATTTAGATTAGAAAGATTTAGTGTATCTAATTCATCATTGTTAAATGCTTTAACAACTGGAAGTCCACTTGGTTTAGGATTGCCATTATCAATAACAATTCTATCAGCAGGTTCGCCAATTTCGACTCCTGCTCCATCTAGGGTTGAAACAAGGGCTTTTTTGTTTTCCATGAGTTTCTCATAGGACTCGCCACCTCTTTCCAATTCATCCATAGACTCCATGTCTTTCATAGATTCTTTTTCATCATCCATGTTTTCCATCAATTTCTCATCTTCCATAGACTCTTTCATGGATTCTTTTTCATCATCCATCATTTCAGTGTCCATCATTTCGGCCTCTTCTTTTCGTAGCGTATTGACTTGCTCCATTAGAGTGTCAAGTTCCGCCAATGCTTTTTCTAACTTAGTCATTTTATTCACCTGTTTTTCTTGCTTTAAAATATCAAATCTTGCTTCTGGGTTTATTCCTTTTTCACAAATTGTTACCTCATGCAATTCAAGTTTGCTTATTTCGTTATAATCACCTAACTCCGGATGACTTTTCTTTACTTTTTGTAATGCCTGTCCCCCTATGCTAAATGACCTTAACGAACCTTTTCTTACGCCTCTTCCTATTTCTTTGGCTTTTTCTATATCATCTCTTAATTTAATTACAACGAAGAATCCAACATCATCCACTTCTGTTTTCCACAATCTCCCCGTTTTATCTCTGTATGATTTTACTACTTCTCCAACTTGAACATTTGAGTGATTTGTCATTACATTTCTAAATTTTGGATTTTGCATATATTTTGTTACTGCTTCTTCTAAAGCCTTTAATGTAATTAAATCGTTTTGTTTATCTACGATTTCTATGCTTGCATATCCTCCAATCATCAAGTCTTGATTACTTTTTAAGATGGTAAAGTCATTGGCTCTATTACTTATCACCGCAGAACTCATACCTCTCATTTCAAGGTTTTAATTCTTTCACTATATAAAGAACACGGTATTTTCGATTTAGTTTGGTAATTTAACAGAACTAAACTTATCTTCATAAATGTCCCAAATTCCCTCATCTCCTTCTTTATCGGCAGGTTTCTGTTCATACCCAGTCCACGCTAACCATAACTTTTTGTCTTGAACAGGTAAATATCTAATATGTAACTTAGTTTCGAACTTGTTTCCTTCCAAGAAGTATTCATGATAGCCGTTTCTTTGAATACCTAATTTTATTTTACCATAATCAATTGTTTTTTCATTTTGCACATTCTCTGAAACTTGGGCGGGATATTTCCCTGCCGCACCAAATAAATCAAACAGTTCTTTTTCATCGTCTATTTGTATAGTCCAATGTAAATTTTTATCCGCTAGTCTAATAGAGAACTGTATATTTTCATCTTCTCTAAGTGATATTTTGAACTCACCCTCTCTATATTTTTCAGGTGTTTCATATTTTTTAATTTCGTCTGCACCAAATTTAAATTCGGGGTCTGCCTTTATTTTATTATTCTGTCCTTCTAATATCGGTTCTCGTTGAACAGCCCAATCTCTTAGTTTGTTTTGTTTAGCATCTAGTATATCTTGATACAAACTTCTATGATTAGTTACTAAGAATTCATGTAGTTGTCGAGTTGTTTGCTCTCCCTTCTTAGTTAGGAATTGATGAATAGCCGCAGTGAGTTCTCCCTGTTTTGTTTTCATTATCTCTATTGCCTTGCTTTTCCACATATCTAAATCTGCTAAAGCATTCTTTGACATTAAATTGTTTTCTTCAAAGCCATAAAGGGTAAAACCATTCATATCGTATTTGAGAATAGCAGTAGTTTCTCCATGAACATAATCTGTTACCTTGATTCCCTTTTCCAATGCTGAAACATCATAGTTCAAAGACTTCTTTGTGTCTTTAGCGAGCATGGCTAAAGTAACTAATTTATCCGGATATTCTACTTCCGGAACTTCGATTACCTTAGCAGAAAATAAAGAGTAACCGTTAGCCGTTTTCTTAACTTCATCTACTTTTACTCTAATAATATCCCCAACATCAACTGCTATCTTAGTGTTTAATGCCTTACCTACATTTAGATATTTTATTTCATCTATTTCGACAGTATTTGGTATTTCGTCTAATATCGGGCCAACTCCTACACTATAGGAATGCAAACCACTTTTTGTTTTGGTTTTACTAAGAACCACTACATCTAAATCAACAAACTTCTTCCACTTAATCCATTTAGGGTTTTTCTTAGTTCCTAAATAGTAAGTCGAAGTAATATCTTTGATTACAACTCCTTCAGCAGTTGGTATTTCCATAATCTCTTTAGCATATTCATTGACTTCTTTTATTGAGTCTGCAAATCTAGTATCTTTCTTTGAAGGGAATAATAGAACATCGGATGAGTGTTGAGAATAATTATTAAATAAAGTTCTAATTCTACTATCCAACTCTTCTTCTAGTAACATTTGAGAATCATGTCTCATAATATCAAAGACATGGGCTTTTAGTGTGGCTTCAGGATATTTGTTTTTAAACACATGAGCAATTGTATCAGCCCTATGTAATGCTTCTTTTCCATCAAATAAGATAAGTTCTGCATCTAATATACATTCGCCAAAGTGTTTTTCCTTTAGTTCTTTAACTATGTCTTTACATTTATCAGTAATATCCTTTTCATTATAAGAATAAACTCTTACATTATTGTCTATTTTATGCAATTGTATTCTCATACCATCGTATTTTTCTTGAACAACATACTCTCCACTAAATCCCTTTAGTTCATTCATGTCACTTATTTCAAATATTCTATACATTGGTTTATTTGGAACAATAAAATCACTTTGCGCTTTTTCTGCCTTTTTCATATCAATATCTAATAGTTCATTCCAGTCCTCTTCACTATGCTGTGAAAAGAATATCAGTTCTAACATATCCATAGCGGCCTTTACCTTAGCCTCCACTTTTTTAGAATCTTTACCATCACCATAATTTTCTATTATGTATAATGCAACATCATCCGGTTCTAAATCTAATCCTGCTAAACCATCTGTAAGAGTATCTTCTTCCATATCCTTAACTTCTAATGTTTCTTTACCAAGAGCATGAGTATTATCTCTAATAGCATAGTGAACAAATTTAACCATTGATTCGGGATTATCTAATAACTCTTCTAAAACCCCTTCTCCGAATCTTTTAGCAAATGGGTCTATAACTACATCTGACTTATATCTAATCAGTTTGATATCCTCATATAGTTCTCTCGCTTGAGGAGAAGTAGGGTCACTAACATCTCTATGTTCTAATAGTTTCTTTTCTATGAAATTCTTTAGTTCTCTACCTGCCACATCTAATTCTTCATATGATTCTCTTATTTGCTCAACCGCCTTTCTCCACTTCTGACCATACTCTTTCGGGTCATTATTAGCAGATAAAAAGGCCACTCTAGTTATCTCAAATAATTTTACTAACTCTACCGATGAACGCTTGTCTTTTTCAAAAGAGCCGAGTTTCAAAACAACCCCGCCCTTTAGAAATCATATGTATCTCCGGCTTGGCCGTAACCTACATTAGTTCCTTCTGTTTGACTTTTAGGAACATTTTCTTCTTTTGTTGCTTTAGGTCTTTTTATCTTTATTGCCTCGCTTTTATCTTCGGCAGGATTTATGTTGTTGTTTCCTAACTGATGTAGCATCTCTTTAACTTCTTTGGCCTTTTCTATTGTCATAGAAATAACTCTTTCTTTCTTTGTAACTCTTTCCGGCATATAACTCATCCCATCCTGTCTACCATTTTATGAATTTCGCTCCATTCCATTGTTGAAACTTCTTCTTGAGAATCAATGACTTTCATAGTTGGTCTTGGACTATCTGCTACAACATAACCTGATTTCATTAACAGGTTATCGTTGTTATAGACTGCCTTTTCTAAGTTTTCTATTTTAGTAGTAAGGGCTTTTATAATCTCAAGTAGTTCTTCATTAATTGTATTTTCTTCACTCATTTTTTTCACCTCTTCTCTTAGGATAGACTAAATCTCTAATTTGTCTGTAAAGAAGTTCATACTCTTTACGAAGTTTCGTAGCGGTAGCGACTATATCAATATTCCTTTCATCCATTGACTTAACCTTTTTATTTAATTTTTTATCGGCTTTGGTAAAATCTAAGCCATCAATCATCTCTAATAAATCGCCTAGTTTAGTAAAATCTTGACCAAAAAACTCAGTTGGTTCAGCCGCTTGTAATGTTTTCTTTAGTCTTTTTTTCTGCTTTGCATCTAAAGAATCTAGTATATTTTGAGATTTTTTTTCTTCCTTAGATATATCAAATTGTTTTCCTTCGTTATAGTAGTCCCATGTCATATCCTCACTCCCTTTTTTCTAGTTTATCTTTAACTATATTTATTTGTTCTTGTAGAGAATCGAATCTAGTATTTACTCTTTCTACTAGTTCACCAACAAGTCTAACTTCTTGTGGTGTAGTATCTCCTATTCCTGCTCCTAACTTTCCATATTTGCTTAGGTCTATAGTAACGCTCTTTTCTGCATTTTCTAGCCACTCTTCTAGTGACTGTTCATTTTCTTTATTTAGTTGGTTCATTATCCTGCTTATTTCTTTTAGTCCCTGTGCGGCAAGTTTTACCTTGTTCGCTAAAATAACTTGTTCTTTGAATATTTCTTCCTTTCCTGTGTATTCCCCTACTAAAGACTTAGACTCTCTAATGAGTGGTCTGTATTTATCAACTGTTTTTAATTCATTTTCTATTTTAGTCAGCCTTCTTTTTTCTGTTTCTAATTGAGATTCTATCTCTCTTCGAATATCCTCTTTGGCTTCTTCTAATATCTCCGGCTGTGCGGATTTAAGATTGTCTATCATTTCTTTTATTTGTTGTTGAGTCAATCTTCTAGGAGTATCTCCTATCTTAACTCTAACACTTTCTTTAGCCTCTTCAACTAACTGTCGTCTTGAATCTGATTTTTTCAATCTTCTTCTCTTAGCATCTCTCTTGTATCTTTCTAATCTAGCAGTTTCTTTTCTTCTTTCGATTTCATTATCTGCTAAGGTTCTTGCTTGTTGTAATTTAGTCTTAGCCTTATTTTCAATTGCTTGATTTATATCTTCTAATCTATCTTCAAGTCTCTTTTTTTCTCGATTGTATATTTTCTCGCTAAAAGCACCGCCTTCTTCATCATCACTATAATAAAGATTTATTCTTTCTATATTTTCATTATATTTTTCTGTTAATTTGTCAAGTTCTGTTTTACCCTCTTTATCTTTTTTGGTGTCATCAACATTTTTCTTATTTCGTTCATAAGCGACTTTAAGTTCTTTTAAGTTTTTTTCCTTTTTCTTTTCACCGTCAGCCTTAAACTGATTATATGTCAGAGATAACTCTTGCTCTATTTCTTGCTTTATTTTATCTAAAGATTGTTCAGTTTCCGGTAGTCCTTCAGACGGCTTGAATGACCTGCTTGTATCATCCGGAATATCAGCCAATCTTTCAGTTACATATTCGGCTACCTTTCTTTGAACGGTAGAGTATGCCAATGTTAATGCTTTTAATCTTCTATCAATTAGTATTTCCAAATCTTCATCTTTGAGGGTTTCCAAATCATCAATTTGCTTACCTAAGAGTTCCCTTGCCTCCTGTAGTTCACTAAAACGAAATAGAGTTCTATTTATTGATTTTAGCATATCTTGTAAAATTTCTCTTTGTCTAACTATTCCTGTAGTCGGGTCGCCTATGATAACAGAACTAATTAATCGGTTAAGTTGTTGTTTAGTTCTAGGTTTGTCTATTAAAGAAGGAGGGACTTGGCCATTAAATCGTCTCATGTAAAGTCCTTGTAAAAAATCTAGAAGGTCAGTATCTGCACCCAGTTCAGTATATTCTCTTTGTAGTTTTTTAACATCTACTAATTCTTCACCTATCCTAAATTTACCATCTATGATAAATTCTTCATATGGTTGTTCTTGTAAAAGATTTCTTCTTCTTTGTAAAGACACCATAGTATCAAGTATTATATTTATATCACTTTTACTTATTTTCTTGAATGTATTTCTAGATATGGAATTATACATCCCATCTTCTACACTTCCGCTTTCTTTTATGGTTTTTATGTCTTGGAGATAATTGTTTAGAACTCGGATAAATCTAGCGGGCTTTCTTCTTCTCTTCTTAGCCATATCACTTTCTAGTTCTTCAGCCGCTTCCTCTATCTCGGTCTGCTTGCTTCTATCCTGTAGAGGGTCAAGTCCTTCGCTAAAATCCTCATCTATCTTTTTATCTTCTTCTAAATCCCTTTCTATCTCATCGGGTATAAAATCTTCATCTTCCTCTTTATCTTTATCTTCCTCATCTTCTTGTTTGAAAAATAAAGTCATCTAATCACCTTAGAATGGAATATTCTCTTTCTTTCCTCTTTGTTTAGGAGGTAAGGTAATAACATCAGGAATATCTGTGCTACTAGGTCTAGGTTTTGGAGTAGTATCTCTTGGAAGTCCTACACTAAAATCTCTATTCTTAGTAGTCTTTCTACTTTCGTTATTGTTAGCGGCTCTTATTTGTGCCAACTCCTTTCTCAATCTTATTTCTTTTTGTTTATTATCTTCGGTCATGGTATTCTCCTCTCACTTCTTCTATCCACATTTTGATTACCTGCATCTTCGGGTAGTCCCGTTAGTCGCTTATCCGGCCCTACACTCATAGAAGGTTTATTTCTTGTGGTTGCTGGATTTTCTTGTTTCTTTGAACCTTGTAGTTGTTGCTCTTGCAGTTGCCCCAATTGACTTGCATCAATGTTAGTTCCCGCATAAGGGTCTAATTCGACTTTATCTTCAGAAGAACCTTCTTGTGGAGGTGCTTCAACAGGTTCAGGCTTTTTGAAAGTAAAGTTTCCATCTTCATCCATTTCAACTTCAAATCCTAAATTCTTAGTAGAGGCCGCAATATTGACTTCAATTTCTCTTTTTCTTAATACTGCTATTTCATCTTCCTCTTCGCTTGGTGGTAGTTTTAAATTCCAATCAGTAATCCCAAATTGCTTAATTAGGAATGGGAATACATAATTGTTGTAGACATTCTGTGCCATTTGAACTGCTCTATTAGTTACAAGTATCTGCATACCTTCATTATTTAATCCACCGCTAGTAGTGTTGTCTGCCATAAATACTTTACTAACTCCAAAGAAGGCAGAAATCCTATCTCTTAAATCATCCTTAACAGAAACATATTCCATTTCTTTTAGACTATCCATAAATTTAATCCATTCTACAGAACCCTTACCTTCTGCTTCTATTCCCATAATAGGAATAAAGTGTGGGTCTTGCTCCATCTTTTCTTTTACTGCTTTCCAAAAAGATTGCATAGAATCCATATTTCTAGTTTGAACTGCTAATAATCCTCTAGGCATACGACTCTTAGTATAGGAAGAATTGACATAATTTTCCATAGCAATAAGTGTCATTATATTATTAAATAAAGTAACAATAGGAGACTGGCCGTATAATCTAGAAGGACTGTATTTACTAAAGTGTAGCACTTCACCTTTCAAGAAATACTGTTCTTCACCCGTTGCTCTATTAACATAATGAACTGGGAAGGTATTAGCCCCGCATTCTTCACAAGGAACATGAGCATCCGTAGAAAAGAAAGTTCTGTGATTAACGCAAGTAAAGGCAGTATTGCCTCTTTCTCCGTATTCATCTGTATAAATATACATAGTAGCGGGGTCGCCTCTATATACTTCTTTTATACGGTGCATTCTTATTTTACCATTACCATCCAAAAAGTATTCTTTAACTAATACAATGTAGGCATCATCCATAACATTGAGGTCATCCTCTAATTGTTTTAGCACATCAATAAATAACTGTTCGGATTTATTTACATATCCTTCGATGAATTTTTCAGCGTATTTTAATTGGTCTACATTCGGTGTTTTTAATTTACTACTACCGCATCTAGAACATTCCGAAACAGGCCTTTGGTGTTTTTTTCCACAATCTAAACACAACGCTTCATATGCCTTTTCCCAAACATATCCTCTTCTAAATATCTCTTGCTTTAGTTGAGTAATGCAAGTTCTTACAATTACTGACTGATTTACTATGTGGTAAATTAACGGAGCAGTCATATGATATGTGTTTGGTCTTTCCTGTATTCCTATGTTGTATATTTCTCTATCAGCAGGTTTAGGAGTAGTTCTTCTAAATAGATTTCTAATGGAAAATCTCTTTTGTTCGACCATATTACTTACCCCTAACCTTTCTCAATCTACTACCCATTATAGTATCTTTGGCTCAACTACCCTTTCGCCACTTCTTGTTTTTCTTTTCTTTAGTTTTACTCGGACTCCATTTTACTTTATCAGCCCAATAAGCCGCAGACATTTTACCTCTCTTGATATTTTTTCTATGTCTGCTTTTGAAAGCCCTTCGTTGCCCTGCTGTTTGATTTGTCTTGACTCCCTTTTGTCCGAACTTAATGTATTTTCCTTTTTTATTTTCAAAGGCCATGACATGATGCGATTTACCCGAATTGTCATTTAATCTTTGAGGTTTATTAAGACCCTTTAGACCCTTTTTCTTGGCTCTTTCTAATGCCTTTGACCTAGCACTTTTTGGTTTTTTCTTTAGGATATCCATCCAATTACTCATACGCATCACCTATTAGATATCCTATTTTCCTTCCTGCTTCTATATCGCTAGGGTAATGACTACCCATTTGTATTCTAGATAATGATATTCTATCAGCCATTTGTTTTAATTCTTTCTTCTTATTTGGGTATTTTTTACTTAATACTCTTTCTAATCCATGAGCCGCCATAGAGTGACCACTAGGAAAGGCAGGGCTATCATCAGTAGTAGTCGTTGTTGGTTTTATTTTATCACTAATTTCATGTGGTCTAGGCCTTTGGTATTTCATTTTTAGTGACATGGCGTAGTAATTTATATCATCAATTAAATCTTCATAGTCTGCTCTATTAGCACCTACAATACCAAACATCTCTACATCCGGCTTTAAATCAGCGTCTTTCATTTCTTTAGCATCCAATTTTTTTTCCTTCATTATTTTAATAATAGCAGGTATTTCTGTTTCTTCTTTTGGATAACTCAATTTAGGAATGTCTATCTTTATCGTTGGATTTTTCTCAAGCATTTCTTTTTTGTTGCTAGAAAGTGTGCCTTGCCACTTCCTTTTGAGAATATCCATCCAACTCATGATTTCATCCTCGCTGTTTTTCTTTTACTTGATTCTCTTCTTGCTAAAGCAACTTTATGTGCCGCATTCAATCTCTTTTTTGTTTTTGGGTTTTTTGCGTTTTTTGCGGCAAACCTCGCTCTTTGCTCTACTAAATTAATTATTTGCGATTGTCTTTTGTGGGGTTTATCTTTGAATGCAGAACTTGAGAAGGTTTCTCTTACATCTTGTGCTGTTCTAAATTTAACAGGAACAGTATCTTTTGGGTTTTCATCCACAAACAACCTCCTTTTACTGCCTTTTGGTTTTTTACCTGTTCCTTTTTTTGGGTCTTTCTTAAGAATATCTTTCCAACTCTTTTTTACATAACCGCTAGCATAAGCCGCTTGAGCGACTTGAACCGCTTTCTTTCTTGTTTTAAATGGCCCTCTAGAACCCCAATAATAGCCATCCTTCTTTTTAGTGATAGGCATAATAATCACTTTTGGCTAAACTTCTTTCCTGTTGGTGCTGTTGTTTTACCTGTCTTTACGCTTTTTCTTTTCTTTCTATCTTGGTAATCTAATGTTCCTTTTGAGGTTCTTTTGTAAGTTGCTCTCGGCATATAACGCCCTCTTGTTTTTTCTTTCTTTGGTGTTTTGCCTTTTTCTTTGGCTCTATGTTCTGTTTGAGTTCCCCAATCTTCTCTAGTCCATTGAGTTAAATCTCGTTGAGCCTTTGTTTTGGCTTTAAGAACACTACGCCACTTCATCTGTATCTTCCACCACGCTTCTTATATTCTCTTGCCGCCCATTGAGCCTTTCTTCCCGACCAAGCACCTTTAGCGTTTCCGCCTTTTCCGTCTCCGAACACTTTATTTTTAGCCGCTTGAACAACCCTTGCTCTTAATTTAGGATTCGCATATGGTGATTTAGCCTTCTTTCTTTTCTTACGGGCTTTCTTACCTCTTCTACCGGATTTTCTTTTCAATATTTCTTGCCAAGTCATTTTTTATCACCTTTAATTATATCTTGCCTCTTTGTCTTAACAGTTGTATTGCTTGTTTATATGCCTCATCTGCTCTATAATCCCAGTTTTGATTGATATTTATTCCCATCTCTTCCGCAACATCTTCCTTCAATGGAATTTCTTTATTCATATTAACTAGCATGTTTACGGTTTCTTTAAGCATATTGAGGTCAATTTTTCTTTCATCTGTTTTTTGCCCCACACTACCTGCTAATTTAACTGCACCCTCGATGGGTTCTAAACCCTGTAATCTCATAGTTTCCATAAATAGTTTTAGTGTTTCGGGGTGAGTTAAATCAATACCGTATTTACTATCAGCATAATCCGTTAAGAGCATAGGGTCATTGAATGTTTCTAATTTTATATCAACAGACTTATATGTATTTAATCTTCTAGATAAGTTATTTTCTTTGTCAATTAATTTTCTAAGTTGCCGTTCTAATTTTCTATTTCTTTTAGCGTTATATTTAATATCTGTATCGGAGTAACTGTAATTATCATGATAATAATTTTCTTTTTTAGAATTTTCATAATCTTCTTTAGTTTGGAAGATTACAATTTTATTATAGTATAAATCTATTTCTCCTAAATTATTTTGCTTAACATTGTCTTTTATTTCTTTAATTTGTTTTTTTACTTTTTTTAACTCGTTTGAAGTTTTTGTGACCATGCCTCTAAAGTTCTGCACAAAAAAAGGTTTAATCTCTTCTACAAGAGTTCTGACCCTACCGAACCTACTTTTCAGTATATCTTGCCATCTCATTTTTTCATCACCTTTGGCTTATCTGCTTGTTCCCAACATCTTCTACAAAAACCAAATGGGTGAACATCTCTTGTCATATAACATCTACCGCAGTATTTGAAATCAAGTTTCTGCTTCTTAATTACCCACTCTTTAGTATTCAAGCCAGTATTCCTCCTACATTTTCTAATTCATCCATTACTGACATTTTACAATTGTCTTTGTATTTCTGTATATCATCCAAGTATATTCCTTCCTTTAACCAATCAAAGCCTACATGGTCTTTGTGGTTCTCCCACTTCATTAGTTTGAAAATTTCATCACAACGGCTCTTATACCAATCAGCCTTCTTGTAAGATTTTTTCATTCGGATTAACTCTAACAAAAGTTCTGCATTACCTTTCTTTAATCTAAAGTGAGGCAGACATTTGGTTAGAAGTTCGCTAACATCTGCTTGAGAATAAAAATTCAAACGATTGATTAATCTAGTATCTTGTGGTGATTTTTGGTCTAAGTGCATACGACCAAATCCTATTGACTTGTGCATTTCTTTCATGAATACCTTTCCTCTTTCGCCAGTAGCAACTAGCCCAACTCTAGGATTCATATTTCTATCTAAGGTGATATAACCATCCGAGTCAATAAATGCGGCAGTATAAGCCCAAATATTCTTTTTGATAAGAGATGGGACTTTGTAGTAAGAACCATTATGAGAAGCAACATCTAATTTTTTTATAGACTTAGAAATAATATTTGGATTAGTCAAATTAAACATATCAACAGGCATCTTCTCATGTATTCCTTTAGCAGTAATTCCTTGATGCTTTGTTATAGTATTTTCAATAAATTCTAGTTGTCTTTCTTTCTTACTTTTGTTTAGAGTTTGAATTTTTACTGTCTTCAAACACTCTCTAAAATCTTTCTTCGCTTGGGACATTTCTTTAGATAATACGCTATACTCTTTACAATAAGCCATGTCCTTTCTATCTATTTCAGCCTCCCAGTATTTACATAATGAGTCTACAACCTTTCTTCTAGTTTCTATATCTTTCATTTTATGTAATTTAGATAAATCTTTTTCTGTAAATCTCATCTGCTTGAATGGTGTTTTGTAAGGAGAAAGCCAAAAGATACTGTCGATTGACTTCTCTAAATGTTCACTATATCCTTCTATTACAACATCAATAGCCTTAGACATATTTTCTCTTAGAGTTCCCTTTAGTTCTCTTCTATTATTTCTCATTTTTTTAACTAGTTCGGGAATGGATTGGTCATGAATAATATACTCTTTAGGAAATATATCTAGCATTTTTTTTGCTTCACTTGCATTAACGGAATAGGTTTTAGAAATTAACTTTAATTCATCTACCTCTGACATAACATAATCTTTTACTAATAATTTCTTGACTTCTATACTTTCGGGTAAGTTATCTAGTATTTCTCCTTCTTGTCTTGCTAACTCTTTGATTCTTCTAAACTGTTCTTCTGCTTCTCCTGCTTCTTCTACAGTTAGACTCATATAAACACCTCAAAAATTTAACCCCAATAACCCTGTATTATTCCGTGTTGGCTTAGGGTCATCGAATAGCCCCATGTTGTCTAAGAGTATGAATTTATCTGAAATTTGGTAAGTGGCGGCATTTGCTAAAGCCAAACTCATAACCATATCATCATGTGCGCCAACCCCTTCAAACTTACCTCTTTCAGTAATAGCAAACATAGACAACTCTTCTATTAATGTAGAAGTAACTCTACGACTTTCTTCGTTACCATAAGGAAAGTTCATTTTTTTATTTTCCAGACTCATTTGTAGATTGAGAATTATCTCCTGTTTCTTTTTTCTAGTAGTATTAAAATCATATAAGTTTAAATCAGCAACCTGCCGTAACTCTTGGGTAAATGATTTAGCAAAAGTGTTCGTCTCAAATAAAATTACCTCCGGCCTAAATACTTGGTTAATTAGTTTCACTTTCTGTATATTTTCTCTAAACTCTACATTTTTTGCCCTATCTACATAGACGATTGATTTGTTTTCATCTTCATCCATTTCTATTACTGTGATTACATTGTAGTCCCCATCGGTAGAGATAGCAGGGTCAATTCCAACAAAATATTTGTAGCCTTCTCTCTTCATAGGTTTCAAAACTAAACTATTACTTTTAGCCGCCTCTAAATATTCAGGATTAAACAAAGAAGTTCCAGTAGATATTGGAACACACATATATTCTCTTGTGAACATTAATGTTCCAACTTCTGCCTTTCTAGCCATAAGTGAATCATAGTCCCACCTGTTAGGCCATAGTGGTTCATTAAGAGCGTTAAGACATGGATATGTTCTAAGAGTATATGCGGGGTTTTCAGAAAGTTGTGCATAAATATCTGTATAACTAAATGGAGTTCCAATAACTCTTAGTGATGCTGAATGATGAAGCGTTGGTATCATGTCACCATAAAACCAATCTGTAACTTTTTGAATACCACTTATACTAAATTCTTTCAAAGGGTCGTCAATAATAATCTCTTGAGGGTGAAGTCCACGAATTTGTGAACCAACAGAACGCTCTAAAATTTGATTACCATTAGTTAATGTAATATTTCCTATCGCCCAACCTCTAGGGGGTTTAAATTTTTTGAGGAGAGGATTGTTAAATAGTTTATCTATGTCTCTCATGTGAACCATAGTCTGTTTTTGGTTAGATGAAATGTATAGCATTTGATATGGTGGTTCTTGAAATACTAAATTCCATACTACCCAAGCGTGCATAAATACTGATTTACCGTGACCTCTTGAACAAATGATAACTGTTCTTTGAGTATCATTCATAAGTTCTAACCATTCTTCTTGGTGTTTAGCAAACTCCCAACCTAATACATTTTGAAAGAAGTATGGAAATGAGTTTTTAGATAACTCCATATCCATTTGGTGTTCAAAGTTTAACGCCTCTATATCCAAATTAATACCTCTTTAAAATTAAATGCCAAGATTTTTCTATCTTATCAGCAGGTTTAATTCCCCAAACCCTCCCTTTTTCCTCAGCATAATCCGATATCTTTTTAATTATATTTTTAGGAATGGAATTTAACAGACTTGGTTCTATATTTGTTATCTGCCAACCTGTTTTTTCGTTAGCCGCTATCCAACTTGGTGCATTGATAAATACAGCAAGTAGGGGCTTATTTGGAATAACGCTAGCACGATAAGGAACTAGGTCGGTCATGTGGCCTCTAGGAGAACCTTCAATAGATTGAGTTCCTCCAACTATTACATAATCGGGATGCTCCGTCCAACCAGTAGTGGAAATAGTCTTGTCATTATCATCAACTCTAATAATCCATTTGTTTAAATCGTAAAAGGGAGGTGGTGAACCTGCTCTAACATAAGGTTCATTTGGATTATCACTACTCCATCTTTCTTTCATTTCCTCGAAAGAAAAAATCTCATCCAAAACTCTCGGCATAATTATCCCTACCAAACCCTTTGTCTAAACCTAGCCTTAATTAAATATACATGGTCGGCAGTTATGCCATAATCTCTACCTATAGAATCATGAGAATCAATTGACTTGACAATGTTTTCGACTTCCATGTGACTCAAATCTAAGTTTTCCTCTTTGTGCATTTTATCTATTACCAAATCAATATTATCATAAGTTAATGGTAAAAACCCATAAGCAGTTTCCTTTCCTAGAGACTTTCTTATTGTGTCATGCGCTCTTAGTAGTTTCTTATTAATCATTTTACCGATAGTTACAGGAGAATCTTCTTTGACGCTATCTCTTATCAGTTCCATTAATTCAAAGTATTTATTTCTTAAATCACTTTCTTCCTTAGTTCCTCCGGCAAAGAGGCTTTGTTTCTCTTCTAAAGTATTAAGGAAGTCTAACTTAAATGCAGATGAACCTGTCCTTGTATCGCTTGCTCTTTCTAATATTGTCTTGGTTTTTAACTTTCTATTCTGCAAAGAAAAGTCTTGTGTTTCATCCATGACAATATATAACAACAGTGAGACAAATCCTAAACTATCACTTTCATTAACTCCAAATTTCTTAAGGGAATCTGATGCTCTAATTCCCTTATTAATTAGAATTCTATCAACTCTAGTATTTACATCTTGAAACTCTCTCAAGAAAGTTATTATGTTTTGGAAATCTTCTGGGCTTATTTCTTGATATCTGCTAGTTCCTGTAAAAAATGGGCTGGCTATACCTGTTTTATTTCCTAAGATTTTATTTATTTCCTTTACTACTTTCCCTCCCACAGCATTGTAGAAGGAAGGAACTGAAACGGGTAACATACCACTACCCATAGGTTCGTAGTAGTATTCTTCAGCCGCCTTGAAAAATCTCTTAAGGACTTCTTTGGCTTGACCTTCTTTGAAAGTGGTATCTAGTTCGGGTAAAGAAGGTCTAAAGGAAGTGTCTTTTGCATAAGACTGTATTGCCGAACCTGCTGTTGTATCTTTAAAATCAACCATAGTTTTGTCTTGTCCTTTTGTTCCTCTAACAGCAACCGCCTCTCTAGCACCTTGAGGGAACGCTTTTGGGTCGCTAACTAAAACTAAAGTAGACAAGTCATTAAAGAAATCTTTAATGAAATTAATATTGTCATAATCTATTTTTCTAGAGTAATCTACTTTAATTCTCTCTCCGCCATCACTAGTTCTTAGAGGGTAAAATCCTTCTTTTTCAACAAAGTCTCTACTTCCATAACTTGTGTAAAATGCCTTGTCTGCTAATACTGATAGAGGCAAAGCAAAAGGAAATGTAGAGTTTGTTCCATCCGGATTTTCTTCTATGCCTTCAACTGTTAAAGTGTCCTCTATTCCATCTAATAAATCTTCGAAGTCCCTTCTAACATTTATTGTTAAGTCATCTTGAGCCAATGCCCCCTCCAAATATCCTTTCAAGATTTGATAGTGTTTTTCTATAATCGCTACTAGTTTTATGTTTCTACTGTTTTCCCAAACCAAAAGAGGGTCTGCTTTAGCAGGAATAAATTTAGCCTTATCCATAAACTCAGTATATGAGCCTTCACCTACTATTTCCTCATACTCTTCTATTGATTGTTGTAGTTCATCTTCGGATATAGTAGCACCAGTATATTGACTATCTCCGCCAACTGCATTTAGAAAAGCCTGTTCCATAGCCTCTTGCTTTCCTCCGGATATATTTTCTTCTATTGCTCTTTCCTCCGGTGTATCTTTTATTTCATCTATTCTATCATAAAGTCCTTGAGTTTGCATCAATCTGATAATGAACAAGACTAATCTTGCTCCGGCATCTGCAACACCCACATCTGTAAAAGGAAAATCTGCAATATAAACAAAGTTAGTAAAATCATCTTCTAAGTCGTATCTAGCAATAAATTTGTTAGCCTCGTCATTATCTAATTCTTTTAATAAAATTGTTAAATCATCTAACGCTTCTAAGAACTTGCCTTCTTTTTGCCTAACAACATTAGCCCAAAATTTATACACAGCCTTTCGAGTCTCTCCTTTAGAAACATCTACTGCACCCAAAAGTTCACCCAATGGATATTTTATTTCTCTTTGGGAAGTTAGTTCTTGTTCTTCCTCATCTATTCTGTCTATAATATACATTAAATTATCTTCTACTATTTTATTAGATTCGTAAGCCCCTGCTCCTAACCTGTTTTCTATCAACTTCTTTGCTCTTTCTTGTTCTTCTTTACTAGCCTTTATCTCAAAGTCATCGGGTAATCTTCTAGTAACTAATTGTCTAGCATCAATGACTCTATCCCTACCATCTACTAGGTTTAATTTTTGAGTTTGACTACGAACTTGCTCCTCTATGCTTCTAATGTCAATTACTTCTTCTCCCAACTCAAGTTCTTCTAAAGCGTTACCTAGAGCCTCCTTGAATAACTTTCTTTCTTTCAAATAATCTTTATCTTTTCTATCAACATTATTTTGTGCAAGATATTGTTCAGCCCATTCATTGATAATTTCTTCTTCCTTTCTCCTTCTTTTACCTCTAGCGGTAATTCCGGCTATGGTCTTTAGTTCTTCTTCGCTTCTTTCGACGCTTATCCCATTACTCTCTATCTTTACCATAATTATTCCTCCGTCAGTATTCTTTTCTCGGATAGAGCCTCTAGAGCCTTCTTTGCTTTAGTCGAACCACCCCTACCTAATTTAAATTTCCCTCCGGTATAGTTTTCTGCAAATAGTTTAGCATAGTTTTCAAAGGAGGTAATTATTTCTTGTTTTAAGTTAATTAATATTGTAGGAATATCCTCTTTTATTTGTTCTGCTATCTCCTCTTTCTTGGTTTTATCTTTAGCACTATCTAATTCTCGGTATGCGGCAAGTAATCCATCTGCTCCGACTACTTCTGCATTAAGACCAATAAAACCCAAAAATTCCTCTATGGATAAATCAGGAATTGTAGCATTTATGTTAAAAGTAGATACGACATTTTCTAGACCCTTTGTTTCGGAAACTTGAATTAAGTATTTTGAGAAGGTATCATTTGTTAATCCACTGAGTTCTCTTATTTTAGCCAAAGAAGGATTGTTGAATTGTCTACCTTCTTCCCCTCTTTGTTCTCCAATATACTCTAATTCTTCATAAATATCTTTTAATTCTATTACTTCTGTTGGGTTATTTTTGTCATATATTTGGGCATGAGTAGCACCGTCGGGGGTATTGGTCATAATTATCTGCCCTGCACTATCTCTTTGATTAGTGGGCTTGTTATTTTCTTCTGTTCCGTTAAAATATACTACATCATATATGTCAGAATACTCATTTTCGATGATTTTTGCCTCCGAAACACTAGGATTTGTCCTTAAAAATGCGGATAAATTGCCTCTTTCTGTCTTAATTAGGCTAGAAATACTACTAGATAATGGGTTAGTAGTCTTTCTTCTTTTGACTAAATCCGTGATTCTTCGCCTCTTTTTCGCCTTTGTTCCCTCTATTCCTAGCCTAGAAAGGTCTATTCCTTTGTAAGTAGTCTGTCCGGACTCTAATGTTTCTAGTATTTCTTCTATAATTTTTCTTTCTAAGGCATAATCACTCAATAAATTCTCATTTCTAATGTAATTACTAAGTTCCGTAGCCCATTCGTCACCGTAATCAGGGTCTAATATTGCTTTTGCTATAGATGATATGGCTAAATCGTCACCCATACCATCAATTACAACATAGTTGCGAATAAAAGGGTCTGATGGGACAAACATTCGCTTATTTCCTTCAATTGCTTCATTTATAGCGTTAATATATTCAATAGGAGTCTTTTCATTGAAGGTTTTAACCGAGTATTTTACTCCCATTATCCTTTGTCGTGTCATTCTTAAAGCATCTTTGTCTAAAGAGGTAGAAGTATTATCTTTAACCAAATTTACCTTTAAATTTCTAATATTTTCATTATAATATGTTAAAATATCTTCATTTGAATTTACTAACTTAATAAATTCGTTAAAACTGTTAAATTGGCCTTCTTTTTTGTATAATTTACCGTTTTTATTGTTCGCACCTATCATTTCTGCAAATTTATTGATTTTATCTTCGTTTTCTTTGTATGGAGTTATAGTAAAGTAAGGGTCTTGCCTTCTAGTTATAACATATTGCCACATAGTCTGTGCATCGGGATATCTATTCCAATCTCCTCCCCTTCCGGTAAGTGGAAATCTAGTAGTTTGTTCTAAAAACGCCTCAGTTTCCTCTCTTAACCTACTTTGTTCCTCTAAAAGTTCATCACTAGCACCATCCGGCCTCTTTTTAGCAACTTCAACCTTTCTAGTTACATTGTGAAGGTCAGTAATTAGTTTCATTAGGGAATCTTTTGTTTTAGTTGGCCGCTTTACTCTCAAATTCATTAATTTTTCAAGTCTTTTTCTTGCTTCTGCCGGATTCAAGCCCTTTTTCTCAGAAAATTTATCAATTTCTTCAAACAAACTCCTTCTATTTGGTGTATTTCCGGAAAGATTATCTAAAAATCTAGAAAATTGCTTGGATTCTGCACTATTTTTATCCGCATTCTTGAAACTTTCATAAAAATCATCAAACATTTGCTCTCTAACTAGAGTTCTAGCCAAAACTTTTACTCTAGTTATGGGTAAAAAGTCCTCTTTTAGAATTTCTAGCCAATTCAAACGCTCAACCCCTACAAATTGAGTGCTTCTTCAACAGGTTCTAGTAGTTTTTCTAAATTAAAATTAGTGAATCGCTCAACTACCATGCTATTTTCTCTAATAAAAATAGTAAAGCCCCCTCTTCCCCTTTGTAATAGTTCTAATCTTCTATCTCCAAAGTCAATAAACATTTTAATTCCTGCTTTTCCATGACCGCCTTTAACTGCATCGGCTTCAAGTCCTAGTTTAAATGCGAAATGTTCCATAAACTGTCTAGGCAAAAGCATCTTTAGTATGTTTTTCCAACTCATTTTAATATCCCCTTAAGCATAATCCTCTAATATAGTATCAACATCATCTTCATAGTTTTCTGCAACTGCATCCCAATCTACATCATTAATAGAATCTGTTGAACCATCATAATCTTCCATTTCTAATTCTTCCATAAAACCTTCCATGTGTATCATAACATTAGGAAGCCAATTTGCCAACCTACCCATAAGTTCTTCTTTTCCATAACCCGCCATAACTAGAGATTTGATATATGCTAAGACTTGGTTGTAAGCATCGTAATCGTTCATTATCCAAAGTTCAGCAGAACGAGTAGCAGTATCTATTTTTTTTCTAATGATTTTTTTCCAACTCATTGTAATTTCTCCTGCATTCTTTGTTTAATCTCTAACCATATCTGCGGATTATTTTGTGCTAATACTTCTTGGACTATTTGCATTTGATGAACAATTACGGTATCTTGTCGCCTATGTATCAATTTACCCTTAAACTCCATCAAGTATTTTAATGATTCTCTAATCTCTCTAGCAAGTTTAGTTAGAGCATCAATCATCTTAGGGTCTAGGTCATTTCCTAGTTCATCAAAGACTTGTTCTAGTCTCATATCTAATTTAGATACATTTCTAGAAAGTAAATCTACTTCATTAACTTCTTTCTTTGCTATCATCATAGCCGCACTCTCTTGAACAATAGGAGTTAAGTGGTGTTTAAGATGCCTTTGTATTTGTTGTTGAGTAGTATCTAATTCAGCCGCTACTTCTTTAGTAGTAATTTCTGCATTAGACAAGGCCATTTCTATTTCTTTTCTATTTGGTTCTACGCATAATTTACATTTAGGATTAGAACTCATTTCAAAATCTCCCATATGATTTCTTTGGTGTTGTGCCGCAGTTCCGCTTCTCCATCCGTATTTTTCATCTAAGTCATCACAAGTAGTAGAACCACTTTCTAACAAGTTTTCTAGTTCTGTTCTATCTTCATGTTGGCACATGCCACAACGCTTTCTTGTTACCATATCAATTCCTCAAAATATCCATCCATGATTTCAATACTATTCTTTCATCAGTGTTAGGTGCATTCATGCTTTGTAAATCCCTAGTTCGAGTAATCACTGATTGGTTTAACAGGGCTTTCATAGCATTCTTTGTAAGTTTGAAATTTATTTTTCTAACATCTGATAGATTAAACATATCTATTATTTTATTTCTAGAAGTGGGGGAGAAATCAAAATTCTTTTCTCTTAACATTCTAAGAGACTCGGAAGTTTGAAAGTCATTATCGTTATATAGTGAAGTATTCCTAAGTAAAGCCTGTGCATATCTCTTTATCTCCGGTATCTTTGCTAACTCTACCGCTTGTCTCTTTAGACTAACAGGAACTGTAATGTCTTGTAGTCCCTCACTTCTAAAATCAAAACCATTCTTTTTATCTTTGATAACATTCTGCCACGCAGGTTTTCCGTCCGGTGCTTTAGATGTCCCTCTTATCTTTAGTGCTTGCTTAACAAACATAACAATTACTTCGGGTGTAGCCTTACAAGTCACCATACCAACTTCTCCCGCAGGAGCATCTTTTGTATTTAGTTTAGTCAGTCTTTCAATCGCTTGCTTTTCTTTGTTACCTATTTTAAATTCAGTTGATTCAAACTCTCTTCTTAATTTGCTTACTAATAGTTTACCATCTTTCCAAAATGCAGTATTTCTAGTGGACTTGACAAAAAAGGCTTCAAAGGCGTTTAATTTTAACCAATCTATAATATCATCTTCTTCTATTGGTGCGCCTCCCACTCCTATTGGTTCTGTTACTGCTTGTATTGCATCTTCTAAAATATATTTAAGCCCTCTAGAATCAAACTCGGAACTAGGTTTTTTATTGTATAGTGCTTGATGAGGAATGTTTCCACCATCCATTGTTCCCGCAAACCAAGCATCGGGGGCTTTACTTGTGTTATATTTTTTAGCATACTTAGCAGTAGCATAGTGTCCTGTTATTACTTTAGGCTTCATTGTATTTCCTCTAGCATCTTTTCTAGGTTCACTAAATACAATAAATGCAGGGTCTAGAGCAACTCCCTCTTTTCCAACATCTTTTCCTGTTTCAAATAAATCATCCAATATCTTTGCCAAGTCAGTAATATCTTCTAAGTCATCATCACTAAGATAGTTTTTTTGTAGAACTTTATCCATTGTTTTGATAGCCTCTACTGCTCCTTGACCTATTGCCCCTGCCCTTCTGTTTCTACTCTTTTCTCTAACATAGGTTCCAGTAAGGTGATTTTTTAGAAAGTCAAAAAGAGTTGGAACATTCTTCACTTGCATTTTGCTACCGGAAGTATTCAAACAGGTTTGTTTCCACTTAGCATACTCATTAACAAAGTCATACTTATCGAGGTTTTGATTGATTTCCATTCCTTTGTAATCAATCGTTTTCTTCTTTATCTTTTTTCTTTTTACCACGCTTTTTCCCTCCATAAGTTATGTTAAATAATTTTCCGGAAACTGCCGAA